CCTTTATTATCTCTGGTAGATGTATAAGTCAATACGCTCAGCATGTCTAAGAGGTAAAGTCAGGTCGTAAGCCCTAGGATGCTTGCCATCAGCTCTAGCATGAATGGTCCTAGGACCTCTTGCTTTAAGAGCGACACGATACTGTTCGTAGCTTTGATTCCCATACCCGTCTTTCTTCTGACGGGAACCATATTTAAATCTTCTTAAATCCGCATTAACAACCTTTATTGCTTTACGAATAGTTTCAATTTCTAACATATCTAAAGCACTTTCAGTATGAAAGGTTTTTACATAACTGTCTGAATATCTCATTTTAACTCCTTATTTAATTATCTAATATGTATATTATAACATACTTTTCTGCAAATGTAAAGGTTTATTTCACCTAAAAGTGAAAATAATTAGCAGAATAGTGTTGTTTAAAGTAAGGGGAGCTGAACGCTCCCCCGTGATGTCAATAATAAAGAAGTGTTATACTTCTTTTGCTATAAAAGTGTATACACCGTAAGCAAGGGCTACCCAAGCTAGAATGTCAACCAAACCACCTAGTAATAGGTAGGATAATGATAATCCGACGATAAGTCCGCCGTCCCATGAAGTTCTTTCGCTCCATCGGTCCATTAACCATGCTTTTGCTGTATTTAATATGTTCATATAGTTTCTCCGTCTAAAGTTTAAAGTCGGCAAAAGAGTCATTACTTTCTCGTTCACCAAACCTATTAATCGGCTTATCTGGCACCATTTCTTGCATAATGTCTGATTGAGCCGACTCTTCTACATCGTATAATTTCATGCGAGATCGATCTACACCAATTACAAAACGTTTATATTTGATAGGATCGTTATAACGATTTTTCAATTGTTTTACTAACATCTGTTCTAGATCTTCTAGCTCCTCTGTTGTTATTAAAGCGACCATAAGATCAGCAGTTGCTGGTAACCCAAATGATTCAGAAGTGTCCTCCAATCCTACATCAGTATTACTATAACCAGATCTTGTCGTTTGCGTTGCACTCACGATGGGGACATTAAATTCAACAGCCAAACCACGCAACTCCTCAGCTATTGATTTAATATATGAATAAGTATTTATACTGCCGCCTAACCCACGAACCCTTGCTGATGCACATATATTAATATAATCAACATATATAATATCAGGTTTGAAGTCCTTTTTTAGCTTCAGTTCATTTAATAACGCACGAAAATGTCCTGTATGCGCGGCACCCGTTGGATATTCCTTAATAATAAGTTTACCAATTGATGCTTGAGCTATTTTAGAAATCTTGCTATTAAATACATTTTTTGGTAGTGTTGCTAACATATGTATTGGAAGATCCATAAGATTTGCGTCAATTCTTTCTGCTATTCTTTCTTCGGCCATTTCCATAGTGATATAAAGAACATTCTTTCCTAATTGTAAATTTGCTGAAGCACAATGAGTCATGAATAATGATTTACCCACACCTGTTCCTGCCATAATAATATTGAGTGTCTTATTAGGTAAACCACCCTTTGTAATTCTATTAAAATAATCTAAATCCCATGGAATTCTACCTTCTTTAGTATTATAAAAATCAAATCTATCATCACTATTGTCTATATAATCATGTCCAATATTAGGATCAAAACTAATTCCTAAAGCGTTTGATAATAATTCTGGTATTGCACCATCGTCTTTTTCTTTTTCATTACCATTAATAATTTGAATAGAATCCATAATGGCATTATAAATCGCTTTATCTCTACAATATTTTTCTGATTCTTTTAATAGATAATCAATATCAATATCAGATTTATTTGCTATTTCTTGTATGAGTGCATACGTTTGTGTACGTACATCATCTGGTACTTGTACCTTTTTTAATTCTAATTCTAATACCTTTCCACTTGGAATTTTATTATGACTTGTAACAAAATCCACAATAAGATCAAAGATGATTTTATGTTCACCTTCAAAATATTCTTTTTTGAGAAACGGTATTACTCTACGACAATACTCTTCATCATTAATTAGATGATTTAGTATGTGTGTTTGTATTTGATTTTCCAATTGTTCCCTTTCCAAGATTAGCTTCCATTATATGTTGTAAAATCGCTCCAAGATAATCTTTAAATTCTGTATCATTAATTAAATCATCTTCTTCAAAATTCGCAGGATCCTGAATATTATATGTAAATCCTAAGGTTGCAATATCGAGTTCAGGAGATTCTTTTATAGACACCTTTCCATATATGTATACGACATTTCTCCATTTTCCAGACAAAAGTCGAACACCATAAAATTCTACATTATTCGATTCTACAAACGAATAATCTGATTCAGTTATATTATACATAAGCTTCCAGATCTAATTCTATATCTAGAAGAGGCTTATGCCCTATCTGATAATGACCTTTGATAAATTTTTTGAAATCCGTCCCATCAAATATTGGCGTCCAGAATTGTTCTGTAAGGGTGTCTTTTTCCCTAACCTTTGGGTCGACCAATTCTCCAGTTGTTTTATCGACTCTACAGTACCAACCATTAGAAGGCTTAGCAACATAGTTACCAGCAAGAGCGACATCCAACAAACCACTATAAGGCTCGATACCGCCTTCCCAAGTAACTGAGATAGGAACTTTCGACTTTTCTCTAACATATCTCGATTTTTCCACATTGATAACAAAATTATACCCCTTGACTTGCGTCCCTTGTTTTTGTTGTTGTCTACCGATAATCCATATATTATCAGCAGAATAATAAATACCAGTACCACCGGAAACTATTGCCCTAGGGAATAATCCAATTTCTTGATATGTGTGATTGACTGCCAATAAAGAAATATTTTTCATAGTTAAATATGGTGTGACCATTCTAAATAAACCTTTTAGAGCTTTAGCTCTTGACATATCAGCGACACCCTTTTCATTAAGAGTATCTTCTAATTCTTTTTTCGAGGCTAGATTTCCTATTGAATCAATAACAACAATTACCTTATCACCTCTATCTAAATTATCCAGTTGACCAACTAAATCAAACTTAAGTTGTTCTACATCAGTAACTGGTGTGTGCAATACTCGACTTATATCAATATTAAATGATTCAAAAAATCTTTGTGGTGCTCCGAATTCTGAATCATAAAATAATAATACTGCATCTTCATGCTCATCCATATATGCTTTTGCCATAAGCAAAGCAAAGGAAGTTTTAAAATGTTTTGATGGTCCAGCTAATACTGTAAGGCCTGATGTTAATCCACCTTCTACGTCGCCAGATAAAGCGACATTAACCATAGGAACCGGAGTTGTGACAACATCTGCTTCCTTATAAAATATAGAATCCTCTAACGTATCTGTCGTTTTGATTTTAGAATTCTTTTTAAGTTTATCCATTATTCCCATAATTTATCTCCGATGTTTTCGCGAAGGGCCTAATTGCATAGAAGCTTCTTTTTTTCGCCATCTTGTTATTCCTTCTGCTTTTTTTCTATTTCGTTTTTGACAAGGCTTTTCATAGAATTCTCTACGTCTAACCTCTTGTATAATTCCAGCACGTTCTACTGATTTGTTGAATTTGTGCAATGCAATATCAAATGGCATAGGTCGTGATGGGCGTTTATCTTTTGGGTGCCTCTTTCGAGGTCTTAAATCTACACTTGGCATATTTTTCCATTATTTATTTTTTTATTCATATAGTATATTATATCATAAATTCGTCCAATTGTAAAGGACTTTTTTCATAATCATACGTTTTCTTTTTATTATCTTGGATCATAAAATCTGTATCGATAAAATCTAGATTTCCTTCCAAATATTTTTTAACCATTTGAGCAGGATGTTCGGCAGTAGTGACTGGAACGTTCTGACACATATGATTAAGTGTTCTTTTAGGATTTAACAATTGAAAATCACTAGGTAATTTCATAATTGTTAATGCTTCTCGTACTGTTAAATATCTATCTTCATCTGGATGAGTTAAATTAGTAGGCATATGACCTACAAAAGCTCCAATATAGTCTTTTGGAATTTCAACTGTTTTTCTCATTATATTTCCACCAGCTTTTAATTTATGATACATACGATCACATTTTTTGGCTTCATTATCATAACCTCTTTCTCTCATCCATTTACCTACTACTTTATAATTCGTGTGTTGTTCAATATAATCTAATATACCAACAGAACGTTCAATCTTTCTTTGAAATTGTTTATGAGAAATATTACCTTCAATTTCTTCTAGAATATACTTATAAAAGGGATTTTCAGATGGAACTTTTTCGTTAGTAAGCGTTTGACTCATTGGATCATCTAATCTTTTTTCAGTGTTACGTATAGTATCTTCTATTCTTTCAAAGGGTTTTTGAATATATTCTAATAGTGGAACTTTGTCTCCTTTCCAGAAAAAGTAAAATGTTCTATCTCGTACTTGACCCAATCCATGTAATATAGATTTAGTTTTAAATATAGACATAGTATATCCATTGGATTCAGCAATTTTACGTAGTTTTTTAACTACTGGTTTACCCATTTTAGATGCTAAGCGAGGAGCGTTTTCTCCCCAAAATACTTTTGGATGTACTGAACCTAGAATATATTCTGCTGATGTGACCATCCAATCATTTGCTTCATTTGTTGATGAAGCATAAGGAGATAGAGATGAAAGACCAGCACATGGACAAACGGTATTGACTACATCAATTGGAATATCCATTGGATGTGCTAATTTACCATATGTGGCTTCTGAGAGGTTCAGATAGGGCACTGAATGATCATAATAATTTAAAAGGTGTGTTTCATTGTCTTGGAAACCATCATAAGTTAAGATATAAGAAGGTTTCTTACCAAAAACATTTTCCATAGCAATAGTTGATCCACCAATTAATGGTACTATACTAGCATAATTCATGATAAAAAATCCTCTAAACTATTGCCAGGTACATGCTTTATAAGAGAATTAATTCCATTCCAATAGGGATAAAATTCTCTAGATAAATGTATTGATTTTGGTTTTTCCATATATTTAAAATCGAGTTCGCTTTTACCATTTATTAGATAATCTGTCCACTTAATTAATAAACCTGCGTCTTCAATATATTGATTAAATATATTACGAGCAGTATTTCGTTCTTCCCAAGAACCCCAAAAGGGCTGACCTTTATACCAGCCAGATTTTGGAATTTTACGAGATTCATTTTCGATTGGAAGGAGCTCATAGATTCGTGCTGGAACAGATAAGTTTCTCACCTCCGCTACATATCGTTCGGCTAGCTTTATAACGTTTTCTTTGAGGTCTCCCTCCAATCGACAAAGATGATGTCTTATATCAATATTACCAAAATAAAATTCTAATTGATCTACATCAAGATCAATATAAGTTTCTAAACCATCGCTTAAAGCACCATTGCAGGTTTTAAAAGGGATGCTATTAACATTCCAACCGGGACGATATAAACAAATAGCATGAGAATCTCCCACCACCATTTTTTTAGTTGTATGTGGATATTTAATTGTAGTTGCTTCATTATACATTCTCTCTAAATTATTTAAGTCTACATCATACCATTCTGGTTGAACTTCTTTTTTAGCTGATTCCAATTTTGACTTAACCATTTCATGGTATGGTGGAAAGTCGATTCCAATAGAATATACTTTTCCTTTAAATTTAGAAAAGTTAACAGTGTTTTGAACATATGGAAAACCATACATGCCGCCAAACATATTAAGTCCACCACTCCAATCATTACCATGATAAACCCACATAGTGTCATAAACATTGTGGTCATGAATTATTCCACCATAATTGACATCGCATTGTCCGAATTCTTGTTTGATTTGATCTCCATATATTACTCCTTGTGCTCCTCTATGAGATGCTGCTCTTTTTGCGATAGGAATAAATGGACAGTTAATTATATCCATTGTTCTAGCGTTCCTTGATTTATTTTATTTTTTAAATCTTCTGCAATAGTTTCAAATGAGTCAAAAGTTAATGGAACTATTCTTTTTTCTTGAGCTTTTGGATTATCTTTAATATGCATAAAACAATCAAATTGACAAAAGGTTATTTCAACTCCAAATGTTGTTAAATATCCTCCTCGTTCTAAATTTTTAGCATAATAATCTGCTTCACTATCATCTATAAATTCAAAAAAATCATATTGATTATCTCTAACTGAAAGTATATAATCTTCCATTATCGAATTGTTACTAAATTTTACGTCAGGAAAAACAAATTGTAATCCTCTTTTAGCTCCAGGTCCAACTAAACAAAAATCATCATTTTCATCGATATGTGGTAAATCAGCCGACCTAGAAAAATTGCAAGGTGGATGATAAGAAAAATATGGACCAATTCCTCTCCACTCTTTAAGCCATTTACATACATCTCTTAAACGATTATTTCTATCCATAACAACTTCAGAAAGACCTTCAAAATCCAAATGAATCATCCATTGAATCATATCTGATAATTGAAATGGTTTGTTTGGATTATTTGTCATCAATCTTACATGATTTCTAGCAGCAGTTTGAAGAGAAGTTTGTAATTGTGTTGTTCCCCAAACTTTTGTTTTATGAATATTATTATTAAGATTATTATTTATAAAATTAAAATAAGCATCATCCACATCATATCTAGTAAAGTCAATTACATTATGATAATCATATGAATTGCTTGCAACTAATGTTAAAGTTGGCATTCCAACAAATTTAATTGCCATAGCATTAAGAATTTGATTTTTAAGACTTAAATCTTTTCGATTAAATACAAAATTCTCTAGCCAATATACTTCAGCATGTTTAGATCTATTTGGATTCCAATAACTTACTTCTTCACGCATCGCGGGTACGGACGGCACGTACGTGCGTATGTCGTACGTGTCACGTATGTACTCACGTGTAAAGAATTCTTTAACCCATGAGTTAAACATAATGAAATTTCTTTCATTTCTATTATTTCTTAATTCACTAAGAGAAATCATTTTATAAACAGAACGTCCTTAAATCTAGCTTCATTCATAGAAGCTATTTCTTGTTCCGTGTGTCCAACACGCGCTTTTCCATTTATTGATCCTAAGCATATTTCATGCCAACCCATACCGCCACCTTTTCTAGTTACTATGGTAAAGATTTTACCTGTTCTAGGATGTCGAGGGAGTTTTTTTAATAGGGTTTCGTTAGTATTCAATTATTTGTCCATGTTGTACATGAACTATACATATATCAGGATGAATCTTTTGAATAATTTCACTTTGTATTTCATCGTCTTCATAATGTAGTCCAATCATATATTGTTGTTTAAGTTGGTCTAATACTTTAGCTTTCCATTTACCTGAAGCTTCTCGTGAATATTCAGGATCTTCTCTAGGTATAGGATTAAAATGTATAGGATTATTTATATGTCTTTCAGATAATATTTCTAATACGAATTTAGATTCTGATATTGGTCGACCAGTGATAATTATATCATTTATACATGGGCGCAAGCCAGTGAAGTCAGGGCCCATGTAAATAACACCATCAAAATCAAACGTATTGATAAACGTATTGATTTTATTCATAATCTAATTCATCACCTTGGATTGTGTGTGGAAGATCTTTAGCCTTAGGCCTTTTATCTTTTACTTGATCTAAAGTCATATCAGTATATTGTCTATCAGCTAATGCATCACATTCAGCTTTAGCATCTGCTGTTAACATTTGAACGGGTGGAGTTTTTTGAGTCCAAGCAGAAGCTCCTCTTAAATAACCTACAATACCCATTTCAGATGCTACCTTACAGAATCTTATTGCTGATACTACCACTCCACCAGAGTTTGGTGAATCTTGTACAGACATTCGAGCAGATATTTCGTATCTTGCTCCTCCAAATCCATAAGCAATAATATCAAAGTTCGCAATTTTATTGTCTGAACTTATATATTCACCACCAGGCTTTTGTTGTACAGTAAGAGATGGACCAGCAAATAAAGTCATTCCAGCAGTAGATTCGTCTCTAACGATATTCTGTCCTTTAAGAACATTTTCTTTCGAGACATGCTTTGAATGTAATCTATATTCTTTAGCCATATTTAAGAAGTCAGTATTTGCAGTTCTACCAGTTCGAATTGTTTCTTCGCCCTGAGTAGATCCACATGCCATATTCATTTGAATATGTTGAGTGACCATAAGGCCAGCATCTAGCATTGCTCCTTGCAAAACTTCTGACATTCTTGATGCTCCCCAAGCAGATCTCATATCTGATCCAACAATTGTTAACCCAGCATCGATAAATCTTTGCTCAGTTTCAATTGCATCATCAGAAGATATAAGTGTTGGTATACAATTAACAAAGTGTATACCTGCTTCTAAAGCTGCATCTACATAAAATTTAGTTGCTTCTTCAGATCCTACTGGGAGATAATTAATAAGAACATCAACATCATGATATTCTAATAGCTCGACGACTCTTTCGAATTTTTCAGCTGGAATAGCACCCGTAACGAATGTTACATCGTCAGGATATTCTCTCATATGAGGAGCAATACCGTCTAGTTCAGGGCCAGAATATACTGTTGCATCTGCAGCGACACAACTAGAATTTCCGTCTCCATTCGTGGTTATTTCATCCACAATGTTCATTGAACAATTTGGTTTTGCTCTAAGAGCTTGGACTAAGGGTTTGTTTACTTTACGAATATCTACATCGAATCCGCAAACAAATTCGATATCGCCTGTTTTGTACCCTCCAATATCTGGGTACATTAAACCGACCGTATCCTCTGGATTTTCGTTGTAATATTGAATTCCTTCTACTAAGGATTTCGCACAACTTCCGACACCTATGATGCCGACTTTTATTTTTGACATAATCTTTTCCTCCTGTTATATCAGTTTATTAAAGTGAGAGATATTTGACTGGAAGGTCAGAGTAGCTCACTATAATATATTTATATAAAATCGTATTTTATATTTACTTCATCAAACATGCTTACTGTATTTAAGCATGAAACTTTCCATTTGTTTGGTACATCCAAACCGTTTTTTGGACTTACCACTCTGATAATTCCAACTTGAATAATTCCTTTGGCACACTCGCTACAGAGTGGCAATCCCCACACATACATAGTTGCTCCATCGAGTCCTATACCATTATATGTGGCATTATATATGCAATTCATTTCAGCATGAACAATATATCTATATTTTAGTTCTTGGTCATTATATCTTTCATCTAAATCTTTTACTCCTCTAGGAAATCCATTATAGCCTTGGGCTAAAACTTCTCCTTTATTTCCTATGGCTACAGCACCTACTTTGGTGTTTGGATCTTTTGACCAAGTTGATATTTCTTTAGCAAGGTTTATAAACCTTTCGTCCCACTTATCCATTTTACCTCAGGAGTGGGTAAGTGATGTTTACCAAATCGAAATGTTTTTCATATACATGTAAATTTTGTACTTGCCAAATCATTTGACCTGGAGATACGTTTCCTAATTCATCGCATAAGCATTGTAAAACATATTGTTGCCATGCCCAATCATTTCTATATCCAAAAATGACATCATTAGATCTCATTTGAACTACACAATCTATTAAATCTTTAACTTTATCATTAGAAGTCATATGTTTAGCTAATTTATCTTTACGTAAATAATACGTAACTGCATTAGTACATATAAAATCATCTTTTCCACCCTCATTATATTCTGTCCAAATTGATGGACGATTATAAACCATGCATGCTCTTCGTGTATCTGGGTTCGCTTCAAGTTCTTTAAGTACCATATTATATTGATGATGAAATTTATCATCAAATATTAATTTACCATAATTTGAATTTATGTTTCCATGTGGATCTGCAGCATATTCCCAAGCTTTAGGTGGTGGTCTTTCATCTTCATAAATATCATGAATATTAGTTGACATTCTCATATACCAATCAATTTCTCTATCAATATAGTCTTGATTCGGTTTACCAAAAATTACTGGTTCATTAGCAAGAAAAGATGCACCAATAATTTCTATTGTCTTACTACCTAATCTATCTTCAATAAAGTTTTTATACTCTAGTTCATGAATAAAGTGTCGACGAATACTATTTATTGTCTGCATCTACTTTCCTATTAAACATGTCTCGATCAGGTTGTTGTCCTTCCATTTTGCCACGCATATAAGATACTGCAAAACTTGCATAATTAATTAAATCAATATAGGTATCTTCAAGTGATTCAAAGTTTGGTTCTTTACCTGATTCAAGTAATGATGTTGCTCTTGTTATTTTACCAATAAGAATATCATGAATTGTGTCTATGCCTCTACGATAGTGCATTGCTTGAAGCACATTAGACGTATCACTTTGATAATCTTGTGATTTTTTCTCTTGCATATAAGCACATTCTTCAAGTACTTTTAAAGATTCTTTTTTCATATTCATAAGATATATTATAACACATTTTGAGGCGAATGTAAACCTTTTTTTTCTAAAAGATGCTTTCGATTTTCTAAATGCTCAGCTTCGACTGTGTCTCCGTCTACTACTCTTAAAATTTTTGCTTTATATGCCCTTTCCATTGATTGTCTCCATCTTTTTTAAATTCCCATATTGCGTATAATCTGTATATGTTTGAATACGCTTCTAAATGAGGTTTTTTTGCATAATCTACATAAGGATTAATCCATCCATAAAGTATCTTTGCCATATTATTTGAGCGATCTATATGCCACTGATCAGTGGTATTATTTAGATCATCTTCATAATCCTGCTTTGTTTTAATTAACCATTTTTCTGATACTGAAACTTTATGTGCAGTATTCTCTCTATCTTCATTAAATGTATCTTGCCATTTTGCAGTATTATCTGTATGACCATGATCTTTCATTGACATTTGTTCTGCACCATGTCCTCTTTTTGTTTTAGGAAAAAGATCATTATCAAAACTTCTGTGTTTATCTTTTGGATTGGTATGGATTTCTTTAGCTTCACTTAAAGCGCGTTCATGCCAATATTCTTGATCTAATTCTGTTCTGTCAAATATAGTTTTCATTATAATCCTCTCTCTTTACAGTAATCCTCAAACAGTCCTTCTTTCCATTTTAACATTTCATCCATAATCCATTCCATTGTTGCTTTGTTCATTGGTTCAAATCCATGTTGACCAGTTTTATCTAGTAGTTCATAGAATTTATTTCTATGTTCCCAGTAGGTATTATAATTTAAATGAGCATTAAATTCTT